AATCTTGTCGTGTAGACAATGCTCCGTTCCAAAATCCTTAAAATATTCCATATTGTGCGATTCAAGAATTGGCAATAGATATTCTGTAAGACCTAACTTATCCAACCAGTAAATATTAACGTCCTTCCATTTACCGCCATTTTTATAGTAACCAACAAAGCCACCATCAACTGCAAGTAGCATAGTCCTCAATAAATCATTCATTTTTTCAATGCCACCATATAAGCCAATAATAAATGTAAGTGTGCTAAAATTATATTTGTTCTTATATTCTCTGGAAATCACATTCGGATTTACCCTATTAGAATTAGGGATGAATGTTCTGTGATTGTCGAAAGTTAATTGATTCCGACCTATTGATAAATCAACATAGATAGGTGTTTTCCAACCATACTCTGTAATAACATCATTTTCAAACAAACCTTTTTCAAAACTATAAAATCCACCAATTTGCAATCCAAAAAGAGTATTTAATCTCTGGCAACTAAAAAGACTATCGCAATCATCCGTCATTACCAAATAATAATCTTCACTATTTATATTCTTCCACCAATCAGGAAGTTTTTCTAATAAACTCTCATGTAATAAGCTGTCATGTATGTTAAAACCTTTTTCCATTAAAAATTATCGTGCTAGGTACTATCATTCTCCATATAAGTACCCACGATTATACTTGTTTCCATAGCACTGATACCTCCTTTACTTGCTTGTATCAGCTTTAGCAGACTTTCTTGTTGTAGTCCTTTTAGCTGTTGTAGTTTTGGAACTTGTCTCTTTTTTAGCTTTTGTTTTTTCTCGTTCCTCTTTATTCTTCTGATACTCTTCTTCTTTTAGCGCATCAAAAGTACCATCCACTATTGCTTGTGATTCTCTATTGATTCCTTTGATAATTTCATCATGGTTATATTGGGTTACTCCAACCTCCCCACGTTCTACTTGTCCTATAAGTTCATGTGTCACATCACAATATCTGGCAACATCACGCAAAGATAAATGCCGTATCAGTCTATATTCTTGCAAATCACGTCTTGATAACATATTTCACCATCCTTTAATAAAAATTGCCTTAAAAGACAGGGAGTGCAATATGCACATCACACTCCCATATATGAGAAAAAATCTAAGTGATAAGAAAATCACTTGAGACTTTAGGCAACTGTCTTACGGAGAACTACACAACCCTTTGTATCCATAAGTTTAACAGCGTAAAGGTCACTGGCGATAAGATCGGTAGCAAGCAGCTTACCTTCTCTTTCCTCTTCAATAGTAACTTCTTTCTGCCAAATAACGCCTAATGCGTTCTTACGGACAAGATATGTCTTGCACTCCTTAGCTGTAGCATCATAGGTGTTGTTGTCACAGATAATAACAGGAATTACACCTAACCAGTAACCTACAACCCCATCTTCCACTACACCATTACCATCTTTGGCATAAGTTTTAGAAATAGACGTAAATTCATCCATGTTGGTAAATGTGCTTCTAAGTCTATGGTTAATTAAGATTCCTGCGAAATTTGCAGAATCCACATCATCACCAAAGCAATCAAAAGCGGCTTCAATTTCTGTCTTTGTAATACTTTCCGTTGTACTGGTAGGAACCTTATAGACTGCATTTGCATCCATTTCATCAACAAGATTCTTGTCAACGTCCTTTGCCATGACTTCACCCATCTGCTCTGCCATTCTGTCTTTCATAGCACCTTTGACCTGAATGGAATCCTTATCATAAATCCTTACAGATTTACCAACCTGTTTGATTTTAGCGGTGGAATCGCTCATGTTTACTTCTTCTGGCACAAGGGGAGTACCCTTTACAACCGTAGCTGCATCTGAAATTCTATCAAATGTAGGGAAATGGATTGTATCGCCACAAGTTCTAATATCTTCTGCCAAATCTGTCATATCAGTAGCAAGCCTACCAACACGGAGAGATACTTCCATCTTGGAATTTACGGCTTCAGAAAACAGTTCTGGAATAACTAACGTATTAGCCATAATATATACCTTCTTTCTTTAAATTTTCACAAAATATAAGCCTGATGCGTATTTCAGGTTCAGGCTGTCTTATAAGTAATATTTACTTTTTACCCATCAGTCTCTTATAACTTTCTGGATGTTCCTGTGCAAACTTTTCTTTCTTGGAATAACTCCACTTCTTAAATTCCTCTGGTGTAACCTTATCATCAGAACTATGGTCACTTGGAACATATCCGTTTGCCTTCATTCTTGATTTTACAATTCCATCTACAAGAGCCGATAATTTATCAACATCCGCATCATCCTTAATGTAATCAGCTAATGCCTTGTCAAGTCCACTATCTGACAATTTCTCCTGTATGGCAATCTTGCGTTCCCTTTCGGCAACTGCCTTTTCATACGCTTCTAAAGCTGCAAGACGATTTTCTACATCAATTTCAGCTTGTGTTTTTTCAACTGGACTTAATTCTTTAATCTTTGCTTGCAGATCACGAATCTCTTTTGCCATTTTTCCTCTTACTTTATCTTCGGCACTCTGAATAGCTTTATTATAATCCACCTTAGACATAGTAATCGTTTCTTGTGTAGTATCCTTAGTATCGGTAGTATCAGTATTTGTACCTGTTCCATCTCCACCTTTGGAATCTACATTCTGTGTATCTGTATTTGTTTTGTTTTTGTTATCTTCCATAATAAATTTCCTTTCCTGTTATTATCGAATATCCCATAGCGTTATATTCAATAATCCCAATCAATATTTTCAATCGCACAATATATATAAATCACTTTAATGTGATAAATACCTTGATATAATCGGTTTTTCTTTCAATATTCAGAAAGGAGGTTACAGAAAAAACCGACAAAAAGACTGTTTTAATCTTTAAAAGTATTTTAACAATTCTGCTTAGATTTTGAGAAGTTTTTCTGATAAGCTGAATATGCTAAGAGATTTTAAAAATTGTAAAACGTAGTGATTTCTGAAATCACACGATATGTTATACTCACATGGTTAAATTTATACAACGGCTGAAACAACTAATGTTGAACAACTAATAAAAGGAGTATACATAATTGAGAAACTATCTTGTCTTATACATTGAAATGCAATAATGACATTTATATCAATATATCCGTATATGCCATAATACACATACTTCTATATGGATACCAAAATTTTAATATCCTTTTGACACCAAATATTTATCTAAAGATTCTCTATCAAGTAAGCCCAAATCACATTTACTGTTTTTATATCGTGACAATAAGCCTTCATTGATTTTAGTCTGCTTTGATATGTGTTTTTGGTTCACACCTTCTACATGGATAAATTTTAACAGTCTATCCCTTAAAACTTCCTGTGACATATTATCCTCGCTTTCCTTTTTGTAGAAGAATCACAAGCAATCCTATGAATTTTGTGCATAATTACTATATAAATTATTATTTCTCTGTGCTATAATTAAAAGTTATTATATACCATACCATGTAATAACGAAAAAAACAAAAATCTCAAAAAGCCTTTATTTTCTTACACTTTTTAAAGGTATTTTTTTCATGCTTGGAGATTTTTCTTTAAGCCCTTTTTTATGCAAAGGAATCGGCAAAATACCGACTCCTACACATTATTGCATCACACAACATGCTTTATTTTTCTAGTGCAAATCTCATATTCCACACCATCAACCATAAAAATCTTATGATCCTTTTTAAATAATTTTCCAACATCTTTAAGACTGGAAACTCTGTTACTTGTACCATTTTTATCTGGTTCATACTTCTGTACATAAGATACAGTACCTTTACCATTTTCTTTGATTGCTTTGAGAAATTCATCTTTATGTGCAGCGTACACATATTTTAAAAGCAATCCTCCAGCTTTGGCATTTATTAAGTCCTGATCCCGCTTATCTACATAGATATATTTTCCTTTTTCATCTTTAATCTCTTTTCCATGTGCATCCTTTTTGGGTCGCTTATCGTACACCTTACGAATCAGGACATTTATATCATACACTGTAACTTCACGTTCTTGGATATTATTGATTACATCTTTTTCAATAGCATTGATTTCTTCGTACATTTCATCATAAGACAACCTACCATCTCTATATTTATCCCTGATACAATTTATCTTTTTCTTAGTATCAAGACACAAACTTTTTATAGCATTTATTCTGTTGTAATCTGCTTTCTTTCCGCTTGGAATTGGTTTCAAAACATCAACAAAACATGGGAGATATGTTGTTCTCGGCGCTCTCGCAATGTTTTCTCTAATAATCTGGCTCAAAATATCCATTGGAGATTCCATTTTACGATAAATCTTCTCTTTCAATGCCTTTTGTTCCTGTGCATACGCAATCTGTTTTTGACGATTCAATTCTTTTTGTTCTTCGCTCTCATACTTTTTACGCTTTTTCTTCTTAGGCTGTGATTTCAGATTCTTCGTAAAATCTGGACGTATCATATATTCCTTACTCACCATCAAAACATCATCAATCTCTTTATTGATTTCGTCCAGTTCTTCTTGTGTTGTAGCGTTATCCCTTTTTTCTAAAAGTCTTTCATATTCCTTTATCTTGTTTTCTGACAAACTCTTTTTGTAACGTGTTTCCTTAAACACAATCGTATCCCCTTGTATGATTGCATTTTCAGTCTTTAAATATGGTCTGGACTTAATCTTTTTCATTTCAGCTTCAATATTGCAATCGTAACGTCTTTTAGCTGAATCAATGGCAATATTACTAAGGACTTCTAAAAGGCAAATATCATCATACATCATAGACAGATACTTTTGCTTGTTTTCTTCTGTGCCAACATTATACAAATGCCAATACAAACTCTGTAAGTCTCTCGCAAGGTTGCAGATTTTCCCTATGAAGTCATTGCAAAGCTGACCGTCTACTTTTGCCATATTTTCATCCGTAAACTCATACATTCTTGGTTTTGGAGACAAACCATTTATGGGAATCAGATAATCTTGAACCCTCTTTACTTTTTCAAGGATAATAGGATTGTTGCCAATAAACGCTGCATCTGAATCTTGATCGCTCCCATTCCATTTACATGACAGAAATGCGCCTTTTCCCCACAAGTTAATAATCAATATATTATCAGTAAGGTTAAACCATTTCCATTCATTACGGTATGTATTTTTAAGCAAAGCATTATTTCCCGTACAAATATGCGGCGATCTCATTCCATACAATTCTTCACCATCTTTGTATCTGGTACAAAAGCACTCAAAATCACTTAGGATACTTGTCTCAATTTTTTCACCGCAAGATGCCCTTAACATTTCATACGGATTTCCAACCAATGTGCAGAAATCGGAATCTTCAATCTGTAGCTTTCCTGCTATCAATTTATCAATAATGCCATTGATTTTAAAACGTCTGTAATCTGTATACCACTTAGTACGACTAATATCATCATTCACATTAAGAAGTGATAGCATCATGGAATCTTTTACTTTTTCTGTTGCTCTCATATCAACAAAATGTTTAAACCATGCCACATATTTTATCATAAGATTGGTTTCGTCAAGCTGTGGTTTTACCAATTCTCCTAAATCCTTTTTATCAAAATTCAAACTCCCTATTACCTGATACCACAACTGTTGCTTATCACCGAACTTTGATTTATGCTCTGTTTTACAACATCCAAATTTTTCATTCTTAATCTTTTCCCTATACCAGTCCCATGTTAAGCGTTCCTGTTCAAGTTTAATCTCTTTCAAAAGCTGTTTCGTTTCTCGATCAAAATCCATGCAGATTTCATTATAGTTTCTCTCTGCTTCATCCAAATTATCTTGTGCCATATCAATATCATTTTGTGTAGGTGGCTCTTTCCCTTTTTCTGGATCATAATTCAGTAACATTGTAAGTTTCCGTTTTGCAATAGTTACCGCTTGTTTCGCTTTTCGTAGTCCCTCATTTTTTTCAATCAAAGGTTTTTCAAGTTCACTCAAATATATTTTTTTATCATCTGCAATCATATATTCGCAAATTATATCTGCAAACTTAAAAATCTTTACTGAATTTCTTGTAGTAACCATCAATACATTTTCTGTATTAAATGGATTTCCGAAAGTATCATTGATTATTGGATTTTCAACGCCTTTAAATCGTTCCTTATAATATTCCTGAAGATTTGTATTGAAAACGGCTGTTTTGAAAAAATGATTTCTCAATAATATAAATCCATAATTTTCATACGAATTATCTTTTTTAATATTTCCGTCTTTGTCCCTTGTTGCATACATTCCTTTTTTAAACACACTGGAATCTAAAAGTGATTGTCCATCCCATAAATCTGTCTTTTGTGTATAAGGCTCTCTAACAACCCTTAACTCCGTACCCTTACCATTCTGCGTTGGGAATGGTTTAATCACATTACAATCCATTGCAGCTTGTCCTGACACATCATCAATCAACAATATGGAATAAGGATCAATGTCCAGCTCTCCCATTATTGAGGACGCAATCAAACTTTGATAACTACGGACTGACACAATATCAGCTTCTTCAAACGGATTAGGATGTTCTTTATCCTGGCTTTTCACCATTTTTCTAAATGGTATCCCCAAATTCTGCCATTCGTCCATTTCCTCAAAATAATCTTCTCTGATAAATAAATCGTTTCCAATTCTGGCTTTTGAACTTGTTCTCTGATAATTTACATAATGCACACCATTGATAGTCACGCCTTCTTTATATGCCATTCTACGCAATTTCTTTTTGGAAATCAGACGTTTGCTTTTCTTTCCTTCAACTTCCACGATAGAATCCGTTTTAGGATCATAACCTTTCTTTGGTGTATCATCAGGAATCATAATATCCTGTTTGAATTTCAAATTTATAATGAAATCCGTATAATCAACACCGTTAGCTTCTCTTATTACCTTTTCATATTCTTCTCTGCTTCTTGCTACTTGTCGCAATTTTCTTCCCATCAAAGAATCTGATATTGTTCCAGAATAATAAAATCTGTTGTCCTTGTCCGAAAATGTGACAGGCTTTTTCATGGTGAATATCTCTTTTGACAATTCTTCAATCCGTTTCTGTACTTCTACAAGTCTTTTATCATCTGGACTATCACCATTTTCTATTGCACTTTTCTCTTTCTTTAAATCTTCATACTCCTTTATCACTTTATCATCTTTGATTTGAAAATAAAGCAAACCACAATCAATATTTCTAATCAACATTTCATTGTAAAAATCAACCATTCACTAATTCCTTTCTTTTCTCAAAATATTATCTCTATGGGATAGTGAATTGCTATCCCATTATGTACTTCTATAAAACCACAAAATACTATTCAATCATTCTCCACATGACAAACCATATTTATTTTTTCACACCATTCCATTAAATTCTCATATGATATTTCTATAAATGTATCCTTATCAACGGGATAATTCACTTTGTCAAAGAACGTGAATATTAAACAGTCTTTTATGCTTTCATCAATGACACATCCGCTTATGTATTCACTATTATTAAAAGCATCCTTCATACTCATATTTCTACATTCAAAATTATCAGTACACCAAATGCCATGAAGAAAATCAACTTGTTTCTTTCTGTATAGCTTATCTTCATCATATACACGGTACATTTTTCCTTTTTAAACATTCTTCTTTGCTCCTTTACTCAAAATACTGTTGCACACATTTACTAACCTCTTGATTATCCACACTACATACTTCTTCATATGGTATGTAACTATAACCTTTTTCCAAATAATCCAGTACATCATATTCTTTTGTGCAAACTGAATCTTTTAATTTGTCGTATACTTCACCAACGATTGAATCAACATATTTATCCAACTCTTCACGAATTTTTCTGATAAGAAATATTTGCTTTCCATGCTCATAATATTCTCTACTGTCAATATAGCTTCTCAAATTATCTGTAAATATCTGTCTTATCCTATCAGGCGTTAGTGCATCCAATTCCAAACCCTTTTCTTTTCCATCAATGCCACCTGTTAATTTCATCCACCGTTCTATTCCTTTTTTCTTTGGTGTATACTGATTATTTTTCACTTCATCTTCTGTAAGCTGATCTGGCACAATGCCTATCCTCTCTGATATAATTTTACAATCCATCTTCAAAGTATCTGCCATTTGTGACGCTTGTTCTTTAACAGTATTTGCTATATCATATCCTGTAGGATCATAGTCACTTACAATCAGGAATACTAATTCACCTACTTTATTATTTGAATTTTCCTTTATCCTACGCATCAATGTTTCCATTGCTCCAAATCCATTTAATCCCTTTGTGCTAATACAACTACATCCTAAAGCATTACTAATATCGCTTACTACAGAATAAATCGTATCTTTTTCACAACATACAATAATATTGCGATATGGACTAAACATATATTCATCTGGAACATTTAATCTTCTGGAATCATCAACTATCATTATATCTTTATATGTAAGCTGACCTTCTTTGACTAATTCAGTAAGATATTTTGATAGTGTCTTATCCCATCCTGTTAGTGCCTCTTCTGTTTCATCATCAGGTGTGAGTTTACCTAATTTATCCAATGTCGGCTTGACTACGCTATACCAAAAACTTCTCTGTGACCTTTCATAATTACAAGTACAAAAATCTCTTTCATTCAAAATGATACTTCTCATTAACTCTGATTTTTTCAAATGTCCTAACAATGTAACCAATTCTTCTTTTGTATAATCCTTTATGGATTTATCCAGTTTAACTATTTTGTCTCTCAAATATTTCTCGAATCTCCTTTTATCAAAAATATCATTCACAAAATTATCGTGCGCTTTCTTTGCTTCTTTCTTTGGCGCAAGGTACTTTTCATTTAGCGGAATAGCAATCTTTGATTGCGTCATGTAGCTTAATGAAAAGTAGATGGTCAACAAAGAAAGAAGATTGATTAAATGTACTCAATTTATAATA